TTAAAAATAACAACAAATGACGGACATAATAATTCCTGATGATGATTTACCGATTGAACCATTAGCCCCAAGACCAGCGGGGAGACCAAAGGGTTCATTCGCAAAGAGAATGACTGATGTTGAGAAAAGAACATTCATCAACAACGCAGCAAGAGAAATCTTGGAACACCACTTGTCGTATAATGAGTTCGTAAAGTATTGTAAGGACACATCCAATATGTCTAAATCACAAGCGAACGAATATTGGACGAAGGTGTGGGTATTACTCAAGAAGAAGTTTGAGTTAGAAAAGGACAAACTAATCCTGAAACACACACAGAAGTATTGGGACATATACGAACACGCACTAATGTCTAATGACTTTACCAACGCAAGACAATCACTAAACGATTTAGCTAAACTACAGGGTCTAAATGAACCTGATAAAGTCCATATAACAGGGACATCAATTAAATTGAACTTCGGGGAACCAAGTGAATAAAGAAATAACAGTTCAGGGATTTACCCCCACCATAAAACAGAAGGAGATTATAGATGCTTGTTTATCAAAGAACATCAAGTATATCATCGGTTGTTTTGGAAGACAGGCGGGGAAATCATTTACAGCGATGAACCTATTACTCAAGTGGGCATTAGAGGATAATAACTCTGTGTCTATGTGGGTCTCACCAGTATATTCACAAGCAAAAAAAGTATTCACAGAACTTACCAATACAATCGCAGGAACAGCACTTACCAAGTCAATCAACAAGAGCGAACTTACAATTACATTCATCAACGGGTCAGTAATCTATTTTAGATCAGGAGAACGAGAGGATACTTTAAGAGGATACACACTCAACTATCTTGTAGTAGATGAAGCAGCATACATCAAAGACGAAGTATGGAACACAGTATTACGACCGACAGTCCTTGTGAATGGTAAGAAGGTATTATTCATTTCAACACCAAAGGGACGGAACTGGTTTTACAATTTAGCGATGAGAGGTATGAGTGATGAATACCCCACCTACAAAACATTCTATGCTACATCATTTGATACACCATTCATTACCGCAGAAGAGTTGGAAGAAGCAAAGTTGTCCCTACCTGAAACAATATACAAACAGGAGATACTGGCAGAGTTCATAGATGATGGTGGGGAAGTATTTGGTTCATTAAAGAATTGTTGTGTATTAGATCATTACCCTAACTATGATCCATCCAAAAAGTATTACGCAGGATTGGACTTTGGAAGACAGAATGACTATACAGTTCTTTTGATCCTCAATAGTGAAGGTGAGGTAGTTGATTTCTACAGAGAGAGACAGAAGAGTTGGGACATCATCATTAGTGAGGTTGTGGTAAAGTTAAAGAAGTGGAGACCAGTATGTTTCGCAGAGGTGAATAGTATAGGTGATGTCTTATACGAACAGATTAAAAAACAATACCCATCAGTCCAACCATTCATTACCAGTAATGATAGTAAGCAGAACCTGATAGAAGATTTGATTATGGGTATGAACGAGAGCAAATTAAAACTACCCACACAGGAACTCAATACAGACCTATACAAGGAGTTAAGCGTTTTTACATACGAATACTCACCCAAGTCAAGAAAGGTCAAATATGGGTCTCCCAGCGGGTTTCACGACGATACAGTAATATCCCTCGCATTATCGTTTCATTCGTTCAAGAAAAAAGCAACATACGGAACCTATGTGGTAAGATAAAGTTGTGGATAAAAAAAACAAAAAAGATATTTATTTATGATGAAGTTTAATTACAAAAACAAACAATACGAGATTGAAGAGCCAACAGTTGAGATGTGGTCTAAACTTGTTCTATTACAAGAATGGACTGATGAGCGTGAGTTCTGTGTAAAGTTATTATCATTCACAACGGGACTTACCGAAGAAGAGATTGAGAATAGTGATTATATGGAGGTAGTAAAAATATCTAATGAAATATCCACTTTTCTTACTCAAGATGGGGATAAGTTCTACAACGAGTTCAGTTTCAACAATAAAAACTACAGATTTTTAGATTTACCCAATTTAACATTCGGTGAGTTTATAGACATAGACACATACCTTACCAAAGAACCCCACGAAAAGAAAAAGGATATGCCATTACTAATGGCGATGTTGTATCGTGAGGTAGATGAGAATGGAAACTACAAACCTTACAACTCAAAAGAACTACAACTAAAAGCGGAGGAGTTCAAGAAACTTCCAGTCAAATATGTTCGTGGTTCTACCAATTTTTTTTTTCATTTAGGGAAAACCTTACAAGGCAATTTTCAGGCCTCTTTTTGGGTCAAGTTGAAATTGACGGCAAAGATGATTTGGATACTCGTGAAGTTCGTTCCTTTGATAAGTTTTGGGGTTGGTTCGCTACTCTTGTTTCGTTGGCGAACGAAGACATTACAAAAATTGAAGAGATTACTACATATCCGTTAGTATTCGTCCTCAACTATTTATCGTATAGTAAAGATATAAACGACATAAGAAGACGAGAGGCACAGAAGATACAACAACAAATGAAAAACAGATAATATGGCAAACGCAGTAGGATACTATAATTTTAAGAAGATAATGGATTTGTTGAGACAATTAGCAGATTACCACGAACAAATACAATCGTGGGGATTTGGTGATGTAGAACAACTTATTTATCAAACAGAGATGAGATTGAAGCAGGACAACACACAAATCAATCAAGCCCCATTCTATCCTGCTATGTGGGTAATACCTGAACTGGCAAGAACCGATGGTAAAGAAACTACCTATGAGTTTAATATACTCATAATGGATATACAGAATGTTAAAAACTTTGATAATGAGTTAGACACCTATAGTGATACATTAGATATTCTAAAGGATGTTATTGCTCAATTAAAATACGCAACAGGAATGGAATGTTATTGCCAGTTGGATATAGATTATCCTATTGATATGACCCCATTTGGTGAGGCTTACGATGACTTTGTAAATGGATGGAGTGGTAGGATTAGATTGAGAGTTCCTGACGCTATAAACAGGTGTATTGCTCCTTATGCGGAGTTCCCACCTTGTGATAATAATAGTGATGGAGCAAGCAACTAAATATCAATTCTATTCGTTCCAACAAATACCACAACCAAACTACGATGCGGCTATGGAGGAACTTGCTGCCAAGTTTCAAGAAGCACTCAAAAATAATTTAGCAAAACCATATCCATACGCACCAGGATTTTTCGGTCAAAAACCAAAAAAAGGGATTAGGGATATGAAGAAGAAAACAGGTAATCTATACAACTCAATTAGAGTTTCATTTGACCCTGATGCTGATAGGATGAGAGTTGTGATGTTAGATTATTGGAAGAATGTAAATGACGGAAGACAACCTGGCACTTATGTCCCACTCAAGCCATTAGAAAAATGGATTAGGAACAAAGGATTAAACAGAGACCCAAAAGGTAGATTTAAGAAGTTCAACATCAAAGGAGTAGCGGCAGCAATATCAAAATCAATCAAAGAAAATGGTATTCAACCTACAAACTTCTACGATGATAGTTTTGATCTTCTTATCAAAGAGTTTAAGAAACCTGATGGGCCTGCTGCTCAACTTGGAATAGACCTACAAACCTTCCTAACCAATATATTAAAAGAACCAAACGAATAATATGAGTGTAATAATAAACATAGATCAATCACCTCTAACAATTACCCCGAGTAATGGAGAACACATCTATACGATTTCATCAACAGGATATACCTTACAGAACTTCAAGTTTATCATAGACATCTATTTTAGACCTGATAGTATAAACTTTTCAGGTAATCCCCAACCTACAGCAAGATTAAAGGTTCGTCCTAATTCTTATGGTAAAGCAATCGTTGAGGTAATGGAAATTGTAAGAACATTCCTTAAAGCCAATCCTCGTTTCTCGGGGACAACATATCCATACTTAAACTATGTAGCACAGGAGAACTCAATTCTAACGATGAGTGATGCCACGAATACAAGAACCTTAAATGCGTTTAACATATATGGGGGTAATAACTTGAGTGCTACTGTTCCTGTATTGTTCCACGCGGAGCAATATGTGGTAAAGGTGGGATGTGAATATGAGGACACAGCCCAAAACGCAATCATAACAGATATGGACTTGTTAGCAGAATACCAACCAGCCCCAATCAACATATTTCCTGGTGTGGATAATAAACTTATCCCATCACCTTACCTATCAGGAGCAACATTAGGATCAGGTTATACACAATCTCCTAACTTTTTCCAAGTAGATAATCAGTCGTGGTATTACTATGACTTGTTTAGATACATCTATCAACAAGGAGAGGACACAACTTGTGGGCCTCGTGAGTTATTAAACGCTGCTGGCAGAGTGTATCAAACAATATCACAAGATGGTTTCGTATCACAGAAGGTAAGAAGAAGACAACATCATCCAGGTTGTCCTATTGTTATAACATTTTTGGACGGGGAAAACGACTATTTTAACAACCAAACTACAAGGGTAGTGGTAAGAGGTGCTGATATTCAAGGAGAAAACTACACTTATTCAGCATATACCGCAAATGTATCAACAGGATTTACAAACAACTATGATATATGGAAGAACGCTGTGTTCTATATGCCGTATAATAT